AATCCTAAAGGTGGCCTTAATCAAAAAGGTAGAGATTCATACAATCGTGCAACTGGAGGTAACTTAAAGGCCCCTAGTAAAAAGGTAGGAAATAAAAGACGTGCTAGTTTTTGTGCTCGTATGAAAGGCATGAAAAAAAAATTAACATCTGCTAAAACAGCTAATGATCCAAATTCAAGAATTAATAAAGCACTTCGTGCTTGGAATTGTTAGTTTACTATTATTACACGGAACTATGGATGAATACGGAAAACATAGAGATTTTCTTAAAAAAATAAAAGAAGTTAAATCTCAATATAGCCCAGATTCATTTGAGGCTAATGTTCCTGATGATTTTATTCTTACAATAGCTGCAGTTGAAACTGGTAATTTTAATTTTGAAGGTGCTGACACAGCTAAAAGAGCAAATAATTTTTTTGGTATACAAGCTATAGGTGATCAATCATTTATACTATCACAAGATCCAGATAAAAAAGCTAAAGTTAGGGCATTTAATAATGCAGAGGATAGTATAAAAGGATTTTTAGAACTTATGAAAACTGGATCTAATTATGCAGGTATAAGAGAATCTGTAGCACGAGGTGATGATACACTAAATTATTTTGATTCTTTAGGTAAATATGCTGAGAAAGAAAATTATACAGAGTTTTTAAAAGATGTATATATTACAAAAATTTTAGATTTTATGAATCCAAAAGATGATACAGGTAAACTAATTTTTCCTAGTGAAAAGCCTATAAAATCTCAAATGAATAATTTAAAATAGAATAACTTAAAATAAAAAGGGGAGCCATAAAGACTCCCCTCGCAGGCAACAACAAGACACTTAGAGTTTTACTCTAGGTGTCTTTTTTTTTGGTCAACCAAAACTTTAAATCTTTTGTATAATTTGTTTAATATCATCTTCTAATTTTTTACCTACGGAGTTAGCATGATTTATTATGGCAGCACATAGATTACCATGGTAAGGTAAACCTTTTAATGCTTCTCTTATTTTACCTACAGGTTTACCTCCATAATCTATTACAATAGTATTTTTTTCATTTAGTCCTATTTTTAATTCAAATAATAACCCAGTATAATATTTGTTATTATTTTTTTCCGTCATCTTTCCCTCCATCTAAATTTACAGGTGTAAGTGTAGATAGAGAGTTCATCAATTTAACAACCTCACCATATGGTCTTGTCATTAGATACCTCATAATATCCATTAATTTTTCAGAATCTATATGATATATTCTAGGTATTGCTTTTTGTGTTTCTTTCTTTTGCTCAGCCATTAATCCTCCTATTAAAATGGTATATCATCATCCACTGGATAATGCTTTGTTAGTACTTCTATTTTTTCTTCAGCTGTAGCAATAATATCTAGTTGCTTATCTATCTCATGTACAAACTGTGGGTGCTCACCAATACCTACAGCTTTGTCCATATATACTTGTATTGTAGCTTTAGCTACACTTATATCAGCTTCATATTTTTTTCTTAGTGCCTCTATAAACATATCACGCATTATTCTGCTCCTTTAAATTGGTAGTATTTATTTTCTATTAAATCCTCACTATCAAAATAAGGATTAGTTTTTGCTGCCTTAGATTCTCTAGCATCTCGTATAGTTTGATTTAGCGTTCTACCTTGACGCAAACAACCTGCAACGAAATCTTCTACTTCTAGTAGTGCTTGTTTAACTTGACCCATTATTAACCTCCTTGATTAATCTATTTAGATACCACTGACCTTTTTGCAAATCTTCTAATGGTTCACCTTTAAATTTATATCTTGAAACATACTTCAATATATTACCTTTAAGATATCCATGAAACTCATCACTCGTCATGCAATCACGGATAACATCAATAGTTTCTTTTTTACCATGTAAGTAATGTGATGGTGCATTTACATTATCACGTTTTACTTCATTCTCAAATGTTTTATCTTCGTCCATACTCTCTCCTAATAGTTTTTATATCTATTAACTCCATGTTATAATTACCATCTTTAACTTCTTTCTTAATAATTAAACCACTCCACCACATATGCTGAGTATCTCTAGCAAAATGTTCTGTATGATTTAAATAGCATCCAGCAGATAAAGCATGTAATTTTTTACCATTAGGTAATGTTGATACTGCATAATCTAATAAATGACTATGGCCTACACTAGCAGAAACTTTATGCTTTGTCAATATACTTCTTGCAATATTTTCACCAGATATTGCACTACCCATAATACCAGATGGTAAGTGGTGACAATAGTGTACACCATTTATAACTTTAATTTTTTTATAAGGTATTTCTTGCCAACCATATTCTTTAAATTTAAGATCACTAATTTTAAGTGTGCCATCTAACTCTGGATTTTCATCTACAAATCTATCAATCCTATCTTCGTGATTACCATGTAACATAATCTTTTTAGGTTTGTGTTTACCTAAACCTTTATTAAATAAAGATAATGCTTCATGAGAATGATCCATATCTTTTTGATATCTTCTACCTTCAAAAGATTTTTTACCTCTATCATATGAAGATAGAGAATCCATACTACAAAAATCTCCCATACATATTACATGAGTAACTTTATAATCTTCTGCTAATCTACCCGCCCACAGAAATCTTTCATTGCTTGCTTTAGGTGTGCAATGAGGGTCACCTATAACTAAATGTGTTGCCACTAGTTTAACTCCTTATCTCGTTTCGTTTTTAAAAACTCAAGAAAATCTATAACATTAGAATTATCATCAAATTCTGCGATAGAACTAATAGTTAGATCTTTTTTGTTTTTCTTTTTATCTTCAGCATATCCACGAAGGCCCCATAGAAACGTTGAATGAGGGTCAGTAGTTGCCATTTTTATCATGCCTCTTGCTATTGTAGAACATAATTCATATTCTTCTGTAGTCATCTTAGATTTACTATCCATAACAATACTACAATTAAAACCTTTTTGCCAAGGCTGAACTATAACCTTAACAGAATTTATATAATTAAGCATACCTTTTTTTTTATTTTTCATTCCAATACCTGTTATAATTTTTGCTATTGTACTCTAATACTTTATGTTCATAGTTTCTTTTCATACTTTTTTTACCAAACTCTTCTGCTTCATTTTCTTTATCAAATACTGTATTAGTAAACAATTTATATTCTTTATCTTTTTTATTTTTAAACACTACAAAATATAAATACATATTATAAAACTTAAAGAGTCAATGGTGAATAGACCCCTTAAACTATCCACCATTAAACTCTTTAGTCTCCTCTTTTGGGTTTGTAACAGAAGTATACCAAACCCATTTAGGATTTTTACCTTTAGATTGCTGCTGCGGTAGCAACTGCAATTTGTCTCTTCCCCAACAAGGAAGTTTATATGGGCAATAAGAACATACAAAGCCCAAAATTCTATTACCAGTAGGTTTAGTTCTAAAAGTTTCTGCTACATCTGTGTAACATTTTTTAAAAGGTTCATTATCTTTTAATGATTTAAAATTATTCTTAGCAAGTTTTAAAGCTGTAGCTTTATGCTCTTCTATAGACTGTGGTGTTTCACATACTGTCCATTCACCTGTAGATTTATTAATTACTATCCAACCACCAAAATCTTTTTTTTGACTTTCGCCATATAAAAAACCTTGTGATGCATAACCAAATGAATCTTCTTTAACAACTTCATTAAATCCTCCTGCTTCTCCAAATTTTTTTTCAAATGAATATGGTGATGCACTTTTAATATCCCAAATTTTTCCATCAATTTCAACGTCTTGTCTACCTTCAATTTTATCTCCATTAAATTTATATGTAACTTTTTTTTGTTCATTCTTAATATTTACACCAGCTGATTTCATAACTAATATTGCCAATGCTTCTATTATATCCCCAAATGTATTTCTCATTTTTACATTATAAGGTTGTCCTTCTCCTTTAATACCTTTAGCTTCCATCTGTAATTGGCATAAAGGTCTACCTATATTTGACATTCTAGGTTCAAACTTATTATTTCTATTTTCTTCAAACTGTTTAAGTAAGGCGTTTTTACACGCCTCACCAAACTCTTGAACTAACTTTGCATCAAGTTTTACAGGAGACTTTGACACATTATCAAGATACTTTTGAACTTGTAAAAGTATAGTATTCATTATGATGCTAAGATTTCTTCTGGAGAATCTTCATTAACTTCTTCAACAATCTTTGCATCTATCTTATCTCCACTATTTGATTTACTATTTTTTGCTTTATTATAACCAGCAATTATTTCAGTATTCTCTGTATTAATAGAATCTTGAAATACTTTTAGTGTTTCCATATCTATATCAGACAATTGTAAATTTTCATCAGCATTTACACTTATCTCTGGAATATAAAAAACATTACCACCTTTTTTTTGCCTTTTAGTATCTATTGTAAATGTACAATTAAACATAAGTTTTTTTCTTTTTTTCAATTGATCTAAAGCAGCACTCACTGGTGAAAATGCAGTACCAGTTACTCTATATAATGCAGGTAAATTTTCTACATTATGAGCATTACCTTGTGCAGTTTTACCATTATTAAAAGACAATAAGCCATACACAAGTTTATAACATCTTATTGTTCTTTGTTGCTCTAACTCTTCGGGTGTTAGAGTTGATCTATCTTTAAAAGGGATCTTGCCACATCTTGTGCCACCAAGAATATCTATAGCTTCTTCTTTCCAGCTTTTAAATATAATAGATCTATTAACATACTCTCCTTTATCTGCATCATAGTGCATATATTGCATTGCACTTACGAATGGCCTAAATGTAATTGGTTTACCATAAACATTTTGACCTACATTTGAATCGTATGTAGAAAAATGACCAACTGGTAATTGATTACCATCGTCATCTTCTGGTGTTCTATTGATCGATAGTCTAGGTATATTTGTACCCATATTAGAACCATCGTCTTGCCCAATGGCTTGCATAATTTGCTCATCAGACATTCCTTTTATATTTACTAAGTTATTATCAGACATTTTGTCCTCCTATTTTTAAATTATTGTATATCATATTTTAAATAAAAAATCAATAAAAAAATAAACTTATTGTTAAATATATCATTAAAAATATAACGCAAAGTGTCGCACATCCACATAAGTATGTAAATAATTTAGCTAACATATTTTTGTATCTCCTTTTATTATTTTAACATCTAAACCATCAGACTGCGCAAAGTATTTCCATTCTGAAAAAAATTCATGGTTATTATCCAAATACAGTGTTGTTGGTTCTATCATGCATTGATCTTTTAATGCAGTATATTCTAGAAAAGCAGAATACTGATCATCATAATAATCATCCATAGTTTCTAATACATCTATTTCTTTGGTCATGAAACCTCCTTCATATTTAACCAATCGTAACCAATTTTAAGGTCAGTGTCAAGTGGAACATTAAAATTAATTTTGTAATACTGTTTAAGTGCAGGTATTACATCTGCTGTGCCCTGTTTAAATATTTTACTCATCACGTCTTCTTCTCCAGGATAAATATCAGCTACAATAGAATCATGAACTGTATTTATAAGTAAACTTTTTACCTTTTGTTTTTGCATAAGTTTATATATATTTATGCAAGCAAGTGGTACAATATCTGCTGTTGCAAAACCTTGAACAGGATAATTTTTTATTTGTGTACCATATGTAGATCCACCCCAAGGGGTTCTTTCTGCATACGGGAAAGCATATTCTCTACCAGTTGGTAGTTTAATTTGTTTAAATCTTATTGCTTCACTTTGTAATTTGTCATGCCAAACTTTTATATCTTTATATTTTTCTAAAAATTTAGAATAATATCTTTTCTCATCTTCTGTGCCAGTCACACCACCATACAAAGGTTTAAATGTATGTGCCTTTGCATCTTGTCTTGATACACCTATAATATCTGCAGTGTATTGATGTACATCTATTTTATTTTTTATATCTTCCATACCTTGTTTATCTTGTGCTAGATAAACTGCTGTTCTAAATTCTAACTGTGCAAAGTCTATCTCAAGTATGCTACCTTTATCAAACCTAGATGTAACTACTTTTCTAATGGGAAATGTTTTACCCCTTGGTTGATTTTGAAAATTAGGATCACGACTAGATAATCTACCAGTTGCAGTAACTGCTTGCATAAACTTAGGATGCAAAAAACCTTTTTCGTTTGTAAAGTTTTTTAATCCTTCTACAAAAGTATTTAAATATGTATCAACTGCATTATGCCTTACAATAGAATCAATAAAATCTTTAAACTCACCCTCTGCTTCAGATGCAATTTTATTTAATGTGAGTTTATCTGTTCTAAATCCAGACTCTGCAACATCATAAACACTTCTAGGTCTTTGTCTAAAACCTGCATACTTTGCCATTTGAGTATAAGTATATCCATCACCATCACAGTCAGAACATTTAGTATAATTTTTGTATGGGCTACCATCTTTCTTAATTCTTTTAATAACTCCCTTACCTTTACATCCAATGCATTGTTCAGCAACTGTTCTATAAAGTTTTTCTACATTATTATCAATTAAATTTCTAAATTGTTGCCTAGAATAGTTTGGTCTTCTTTTATTTTTACCAGTATTTTTATCTATACCAATATTAAATATCTTACACCATTCTTTTTTATCTTTTGGTTTAACAGAATAAATTAACCAAGATAATTGTTCTGGACTAGATAAATTAATCTTAGTATCTCCCATCTGTTTATATACTATCTTATCTATCTTCTGCTTTAAATATGCAAACTCTGCTCTGTATTCTTTTTCTACTTGTTTCAATTCAGTTAAATTTATATTAATACCATTACGTTCCATGTCAGATAACACAACTAAAAATTCATTCATCATTTTTAAAGTCATCAATAAACCCTTATTTTTAGCCATTTTTAGGTCATCCATTTGAGAATCAAATAATCTTCTAGTTATCTGTACATCTATCTTACCATACTCTTCTACTACATTTGCAGGTATATTTTGAAATGGTATACCTCTATCTGTCCATTCTTTGATAGCACTATCTTTAGATCCTATCTTTCTTCTACGACAAGACATCTCTAATGTTAAACTTTTTCTGATACCTCTATTAAGTA